GATTTTCAACATTATAAACGCCTTGTCGATTAACGTTATAACGATAACCGCCCACGTCTGTTTGTTTAAGTCCTTTATCGGGAGCAACCATCTTTGGCATTTATTTTCCCTTCCTAAAGATAATCGCGGTAACCCTTTATTTGATTACCGCGATCACCATTTATTTAATTGTTAAGCAGAAACAATTCCTGAAACAATTCCGTTCCAAGCAGGTGCTTGGCACATAAATACGCCACGGAAGTATGTTGAGAAATCATAACTAAATTGGTTTACAGGCCATGAGATGCCCATGTAGTCCTGTACCAAGTAGTTAGACCAAACATCACTTACTTGTGTATCCGGAATAGGAAGTGTGTAAGACATGACAGGGCTTACGCCTTGTGGTAGCCAAGGGTGAACTGTTAGGTTCACTGCTTTACCGGTAACTTCATTTTGAAGTCCTGTAACGATAGAGCCGTATGTGACTCCACCCTCACCCGGTGATTCAATATTCAAACGGTAGTTAGCAGTTGAACCGCTCTTAATTGCGTCTGAAAGTTGGCGACGATCTGAACCGTTAATAAGAATCTCATCCGGATCTGCCTTAACTGCGTCATACAGTTGAGAAAATACGGTCTGATATTCAACGCCGGGGTTAGATGTTGAAAACGCTGAGTTAATCTCATTGATTGAACCGCTTAGTGATGGGTTAAGTAGTGTTGGAAGAATTCCATCATAACCTGTTGCGTAAGCAGATGTATCAGCAACGATTGTTGAAGCAAGAGTTCCTGTTGTGTTGAACGCTACGTTATCTCCAAGAGTTGAAGCACCAGCACCGTTAATGAAACCGGTAAGAGATGTAATACGACCAACATAGTGAGCGTTAGACGCACCTGTTGAAGTACCTACGTAGATCTTTGTTCCAATAGCACCAGCAACATTGCTTACAACGATCTTTACAACTTGACCTGTTGTGATTGCTTGTGATTGAACTGTTGATAGAACAGACTCACCAAAAGCACCAGCGTCGGAAGTTGCGTAAACGTAATAAGTTGTTGAAGCAGTTAATGGTACTTGTGAACCTGTACCTGTAACTGCAGAAAGTGTAACTGTTGGAGCGGCAAGAGCGCCGGAAAATCCGGAAGCAGTTCCGCGAGCCATCAACATCATTCTTTCTTCCATCAGCATTGTTGCGTAAAGTGTTGATGTTGAAGATAGTTGTCGAAGATCTTGGAATCCAAGACCTGAGAAGTTAGCGTCAAATGAAACGCTATCTGATAGTGAGAATGAGTTGTAAGGCAAAATTAGATCATCAGCCGCATAACTAATCTTTGGTCCGCGCTCGTAAGCAACTGATCCAAAAGTAGTTGTTGTGGTTTCTGTGATTCCGGGCCATGTGTTTCCAACTCCGCCTGTTCCTGTACCGGTGTAACCAAGCACGCGCTTGATACGGTGAGCAGTACCGACACCCTTCTTACGGGGGATACGGTTACGAAGTGGGGTAGGACGTGGCGTAAGCAACTTTGCTGGCGCTTCAAGATCGAAAGCCGCAAAAGAAGATGAAAGAGGCGATGTAAGGCTAATATCCTTAACTACATCTCCCATCGTTCCACGTTGCGCTTGTAGAGCGGTATTAAGTGAAGATAAAACGTCCGGAGCAAGTGACTTATTTGCTACGAGTGATTCTAGTGCTGATGTTGCGTCTGATCCTTGACCGGGCATAGCAACTGACTTGTTGAGAGAAGCAGAAAGACTACTTGTGTATTCTTCCATTTTCTCAGCAGCAGACTTTGCTGATACATCGCCAAACAGATCTTTAGCGCGAGGCATTTCTAGTGCCATAATTGGTTTTCTCCTTTAAGAGTTATTCGGAATCGCTTGATGATCCCGCTTTTGCCATAAATTCTTTAGCAAGTGAGCGGTAACCTACTGCGAGATCCGGATCGGTTGTATTTGCCGCTTTGCGAGAATATTCATCCGCTTTGGCTAGCAAATTATTTTTTTCATTTTGGTTTCCTGCTTTGGCTACTGATCTTTTAGGTCCACCAGCAACCGCTTTAGTGACCGCTTCCGCTAACTTTGATTCAAGATCCGATACCTTATTCTCTGCCGCAGATTTCTCGGACTTAATAAGATCTATTTCGGCTTGAATTGATTCCTTAGCACTCTTAACGGCTTTTTCCAAGATTTCGGCAATTTGTGAATCGCCGAGCAGGGTTTTTTCTTCTGCCAGTACTTCGATTTCTTCCGTACTTTCAGTTGAAACTTCTTCATCAGCCTTTGGTTCTTCGGCTGGGGTTTCTGTTGTAACTTCCACCGGATTTTCTTCCGCCACGATCACTTCTTCACCTTCTGCAGATTTTGGTTGGTTATCAACCATTTCCGCAGTAGATACATCTGAGCGACCATGAGAATCGGATGGTTTATCGCAACCGCACTCTAGACATTTATTACCTGTAACAGATTTTTCTGTTTCGGAATCTGACTCTTTAGCCATAGATCCCTTACATGAACATTCCTTAGAATCGCAACCTTTTGCTTCTGCGCACTTACCGCATTTGCAAGAGCAGTCCGCGCTTGGATCTTTAGTTACGCTCTCACCGTCTGTATGAGCAGACATTTCTACTGTTTCTTCCATTGATACTTCTCCCTCTGCCGCTTCGTGGTTATACCAATCGAATAGGCTCTTAACGGCGTTTAGGAGAAGATTTAACGATATTGTTTCATCTTCCCCATCTTTCATTTCTTGCGCTTCGACTATCACCAGTTGAGCCAACGCTTGACGCGCTGAATCAAATGTTGCTTGGTCAAACTTTTTGATTTCCGGAGCAATAGTTTTTGCTTGACGGATTAACGCCCCCGCTTTACCAATTTTAGGCGGAAATAACTCGCTAGGAGTAGGCGCTTTAAATTCGTGAAATTCTTCGACTTGGATTAATGAAGATTCGCCATCCACGCTTTTAGCCATAATAAGTTTAGCGTTTGGATTCGCCGGACGATCGACAAGCGATACTTCAACAATTTGCCCATCAATAATGCGACCGTTTACCGCTTTGGTATCTCGCACTACGCGCGGGGATTTAATCCCTATTGAGAAGCCTTTGAGAACTCCCGTTTCCACCTTTTTAACGCTAACAGGATCAACGACAAGAGTAGTAATGTAATGACCATCTTCTTTCGATTCATATTCTTTTGCAACTCCTGCCGCGATATTTGAATGTTGTTCTCTAATGTTTCCGCCGGATTTAAACCACTCAGGCATAGCGCGATCTAACCAGCCAGCGTCGCAAATTTGCTGATCTATATCTAATGAATCGTCTGTCGCTTTACCGTAAACCATAAGAGTTCCATCGCCATTTTTGTCATACTTAACAATTGGCGCGTACGCGTTTGAAAAATCGTTCATCATTACTCCTTAGTTTCCTGAATAGGTAATTACAACTGCACCAGCCGCAGTACCAGCCGCAGAAATGCCGTAAATTTTATCTCCGGAATTACACCAAAGTTGGAATGTTGTTCCAGCAGTTATTAAATGTCCCTTAGTGGCACCGGAAGTCGTAATTGTAAAATCACCAATCCAAATTGAAGCGCTATCTCCGTTTTGAATTTGAACTGCGACGTTACGAGATAAGCCTGAACCTACTTGGCAAATCAATGTCGCCGATGTTCCCACCGTAGAATTTAAGTGAACGGTTGCCATATTTTTTCCTATTCTTATTTATATTCGTTTGTATCTACATAAGGGGTAAAGTGTTGAACGGTTTCCCGCGTTACTTCGTCTAAGTAGAATTCTCCGCCTGTGATCATCTGTATCAAATTATCGGTTACATTCCACGCATTGTCTAACCACACTAATTCCGTAACCTTTTGTTTTTCATCATTGACGTTAAGGCGATAGATAGCCAAAATATCGTTTCGGTCGTCGGTCTTATAAAACCAGCGATCTTGGATCATTTATCTTTCCTCACGTTAAACCATTTTGAAAATGAAGATAACCCGCCCCTACGATTACCCATTGAATCAGTAAAATATTCTTGTTTTAATTTGCCTATCTTTAATAGGTCTTCATAATTGGTCGGATTAGGTATCTCTTTAGCCAATTTAGTCATTTTGTTCCATAAAACCCACCGCTTGTTATCATTTTTTTCTACGCGGTATTCTTCATAAAGTTTATGTAATTCTTCTTTAACCCTGATCGATTCTTCGGTATGAAATTGAAGTTCAAATTCCTTATTGGTCGAATCTTTAACCGCAATATTGATACCGCGATAATCTTCACGTTCCCAATAGTTTTTAATGCGTAATTCATAACCTTTATTAACCAATTCATCGATTCCACGTTTAACGGAATCTACATACGCGTTATTAGGAAAAACGATTGTATAGCGATTAAGATCAGCCATATTATTAGCCGCTTGCTCCGCCGATCTTGCTTCGCCCGTTTTGATTGCGTCGCCGATTTTTCGTGCTATTGACGATTCACCTTTAAGGCGTTGTCCGAATCCTGACAATCGACCGCCCGTAGTTAAAGCAACGTCCACCATAGATTGGCTTAAACCCGGTTCACGCGCTTGCGCTGAATCCACGGCGTCGCTAGCGGCGCTTTGAATTTGTTGATCGACATTTTGATATGCCGTTTCATCAATTACCGGCAAAATCGTGCAGAGGCAATTAGGGTGAGCAGGTGGTTCGGTATCTCCGGATGGAAATACATCGCCTAACGCCACTATCTCGCCATCATTATCAGCGCATATAGGGCAAGGATCAATTCCAAACCATTGAACGTTACCAATTCCCGCTTCTTGAAAAGTATTCATAGCAGAAATGTTGGTCGCCCGTGTCATTTCTGTTGTAGCAATCGTAAGGGCTTTAGACGGATCATCAATTACGCTTGCCACTCGATCAGTTATTTTAGTAAGAGATTCACCCTGCCTAAATCCTTCTGCCAATTGAGTGCCAATTTTATCCGCGCTATTTTTTAACGAATCGCTAGCCGTAAAGTTAGCCTGATCTAATAAAATCTTTAACCCGTCCGGCGCATTAAGAAGAGCCGCCGTTGCTTCATCCCCCGGTTGCCATCCAGCCCATATATCCGCGTTAGGATCTAAAGCAATTTCAGTAACGCTGGCTTTGACTACGGAAGTTTTAATCATTGATCTAGCCGCTTTATTACCCGTTACCCATCCTTCGGCAAGAGTTCTTTTAATAGCCTTTTCTAAAACACTAGGTCTAATTGGCACGTGTAATAACGTCCATGATCGCGCTCGCGCATTATCAGCCGTAGAGTTATCCGTTTTATCCGGATTTGAGGCTAAATATTCTTCCGCTATTTTTTGCGCATTAAAAGAAGTTTTAATTGCCGCGCGTATAGTTACCGCATTTTGGGCAGAGATCCGTCCCTTAATCTCTTTAGCCGCCCACACTTTCACGAGGTATAAGCAGAAATTAGATTACGCGCTAGATCAATGTCCCCATCTACTAAACATTTGTTTAACGCGTCGCCTACTATTGGATCGACATTATAAAAACGAAATGAACGATCTCTGATCCCTTTATCCAACCAGCGTTCAAAGCGCTCTAATTCACGTTTTTCAGCCTTAGACGGATTAGTAGCGGAAGCAGTTTCAATAGGTTTATTATCTGTCGGTTTAGCCTCTATTTGATCCGGATTTTGATCCAAATTTTCCGGTGCGCCAGCCGCTACGATTCCTTCCGGTGTAAAAAGAAATACGGAAGATCCGGCAACCAAAAACGGCATATCCGCTTCCGGAGTTTCCAAAAGTGGCAAACCAATTTCCGAACGTGATTCATTAATCGTTTTTTTACCCCCGCGTGTTTGAATATCATCGCGGTCTGCTGAATCTTTAGTATCTGTACGAGTAGATGGCATAAGAGTAAATTCAAGTTCGCGTGGCATACCTAAGTAAGTATATGAAAGATTTGTAATGGTCTTTGAAATCCAATTAGCAATTGGCATTAAGCCAATTAATTCTGCGCTTTGGGCTTCTCCATCTTGATGTCCTTTGCCGCCTAATCCGGTCTTAGGAGTAAATCCAATTTCCGTAGGCATGATTCCAAAATGTCCACATATTGAAGTTACTAGGTAATCGTCTAATACATCTTTAAAGCGTTCGCCGTAACCTTCAAACTGTTTAACAGTTAAACCGGCTGGCAATAACTTTGCGCGTACGCGTTGTTCCGTTTGACCCGATAGATCGTCATTGAGAATATTTTCATACGCTCTTAACAATTCCGGATTATTGCCAAACGTTGCTGCCGATTCAATAATCATTTCAGGCAATACGCCATCGGTATATTCAGCACGTAACCATTGCTGACGTTTTAAATAAAGATCCGCTAATGGCAAGCAACGCTCTACCGGAGAATATCCGTACACGCTGAATGTACGGCGATTACGCACCATATAAGCCAACTGATCTGCGCTAAATTCTCCATCAGCGTTTTCATCTTCTTGTGTTGCTGAAAATTCACTTCTTGGAAACCCGTACAAAATCTGCTGGTAAGCAGGAAATGGCGCCAACGGGCGCATACCGCGATCATCAAGTAATGGTTTAATAGTAGATCCGTCTAAAATTTGAAATCCATAAAGTTCGCCATTTACGGCTGGTTGAGGCCATATAGCCCACGCGTCTAACACTAAAATTTCTTCTAATGAAACCATGAGCCAATCAGCAAAAGTCATGCCGTTTGCTTTATCGGGAGTTTCCCAAAACGATCTTAATCGCGCGATCTCCGGATTAAATTTATCTCTTGCCATATCCATAGCGCGTAAACGATCCCCGCCCATTTCATCAGCAATACGTTCAGCCGCGCTTGGGGCAATAGTTATATCCCATTCTAAACCAATCATTTTATTTTTTAATACTTCAATACATCTGCGGACAATATCAATTTGATCTGCCGCGGCACGCAAAGTATCAAACGGGACTAATTTTGTCGCCGTAATATTGATATTTTGAGCCACTTGATATTCGTATCGACGCGGGTCAGGTCGCCCACGTTCCCCAACAGGGTTAATTGCGCCCGGCAATAAAGGATTACCCGGTCCAAACGGCACAGTAGGCGTTACTAAATCCCGACTTAACGGCACGGTTTCGCCGTATTGTTGTTGATAAGCCAAACTATTACGCATATCATTTTCAGTCATTGTCGTTGCGCCAGCAGGAAGTCTAGGAGATTTGTCTATTTGTTCGGCTACGGCTTTAGCAAAGCGATCTAATAGACCCATTTTGTAATTCCTATTCTCA